TCCCAAGTGGGAAGAAGTCTTGGATACGATGGAGAAGATTAAAGCCTTTGAGGACTCCATCAACACCGTCTGGTTGCCAGAACAGATTGCTGAATTAACTGGCAGCCCAGAGGCGCAAGCCAAAGCCCAAGTTGCACAGATGATTGCAGAACAGAAGGCCGCATGATTCACAATCTATTTCCCACCCCTGTTGGTAGATACGAGTTAGGCCGTGACTTAACTGCTAAAGAACTGTCGTTTTTCAAGAATCAAGAAACACGGTCTAACACAGGCAACACGACCAGCATCGACAACACAATTCTGAAAGCCAAGGAACTGACCCAGTTGCGGGACTTCATTGAAACTAAGGTGTCGGACTACTTCACCACGGTTTACAACCCCAAGAACAAGGTCAATCTCAAGATTACTCAGTCTTGGACAAACTACACAGAGCAGGGTCAGTATCACCACAAGCATGAGCATCCAAACTCATTTGTGTCTGGAGTGTTCTATGTGCAAGCTGATAAAGCCAAGGACAAGATTTACTTCTACCGCAACGGCTATCAGCAGATTAAGTTCCCGCCAAGCGATTGGAATATCTGGAACTCGGAGTCGTGGTGGTTTGATGTTGGGTCTTGCGACTTGGTACTCTTTCCGTCAAGTCTGACCCACATGGTTCCTACCGTGGAATCTGACCAGACCCGTATTAGCCTGTCGTTTAACACATTCCCTGTTGGTAATGTCGGGGAAGAAATGGATTTAACTGGACTTCAATTAGGAGAATTAGATGGCGCATTTCGCTGAAATCGATAGCAACAATATCGTGCTACGGGTAATCGTAGTTGACAACAAAGACACCTCAACACCTGATGGCACAGAAGTCGAATCAATTGGCGTGGCTTTCTGCCAGCGTTTGTTTGGCGGCAACTGGCTTAAGACCTCTTACAACGGCAACATTCGTAAGAACTACGCAGGGATTGGATACACATACAACGCTGGTCTTGATGCGTTTGTGCCGCCGAAACCTTTTGCGTCTTGGGTTCTAAACGACACCACAGCACAATGGGAATCCCCAACACCAATGCCCACAGATGGCAAGCGCTATGGCTGGGACGAGGCCACAACAAGCTGGGTTGAGGCTGCATAATGGCAACGATTGTCGAGGTTAAAGGACAACTTGATACCCACGAAGCTGTCTGCGCCGAACGATACCTCGGCATTAACGCCAGGCTCAAGCGCATTGAGCTCGGGCTAATTGGCGCAGCGACTGCGCTCATTGCCACAATGGGGTGGGCAATCAATCTACTGATTAGCCTGGTTGCAAAGCTGTGAAATTTTTGGGCAGGTTACTGATAGCAGTTGGCCTGTACCTACAACGCATTGGATACAGGCTCACCCGTGACAAAGCTACCTGACCCAGGGAACCCAGCAGACGTAGCCAGGCAGGCCCTGGGTGGCATCAAGGAGGCCATCAAGGTTGGCCGCGAGATCAAGCAGACCGGAACCGAGGTCTCCAACTTCCTCGATGAGGAGGCCCGAGCTCGCATAGCTTGGAAGCGCAAGCAGCTCCAGCTGCAACGCCGGGGAGACATGGTCTTCATCGATGCCGCTGCCGAGTACCGCGAGGTGCGAAAGATCAAGGCAGCTGAAGAGGGGATGTACCAGGACGTTGAGAAAGAGTTCGGCAGAGCTGCGGTCAACGAAGTCAAGTCATTGATCACACAGATGCGTAAAGATAACAAGGTGCTGGACTACGAATTCCAGCGCCTGCGAGCTGAAGAGCGGTTGACCTGGATCATTATTTTTGTGCTGTCTGCAATCATCTACGGAGTATTCAAGCTGATGGGTGCCTGGTGACAACCATTGCTGCAAATTTTTTGACCGGTGAAATGGCCGCTGATTCAATGGTCAGCTCCGATGACAGCTACTATTTGATAAACAAACTGCGCCGGGGCAAGGGCTGTATATACGGCGGTGCCGGTGACTTTGAAAAGCTACTCCGGTTCTATCAGGTACTTGACCAGGGGGGTGATCTGGATTCAGATACCGACATCAGCATTCTGATGTTGAACGCACAGGGGCTGTGGGTGTACGAGAGCTCGGTCATACCCGTGCCGATTAAGAATTCGTTCTTTGCCATTGGCACCGGAGCTGGATACGCAATGGGGGCCATGCACTTGGGCAAGAGCCCACGCGAGGCTGTGGAGATTGCGTGTATGTACGACACCAGCTCGCACGGGCCAATCGATGAAATGAAATTGGAGAGAATCCGTGGCACTAAAAAGAGTTAGCGACGAGGAAATCATCTCGGCGATGAAACGGTTTGGCAGCACTAAGATAGCTGCCGAACACGTTGGTATGTCTGTCAGGGCATTTGCCTCGCGCAAGGCCAAGATCCAAATACAGTACGGTATCTCCCTGCCAACCTACGCTGCTCCCCAGGACAGCCGCCGCAATACTTTTATACCTGAGAATCGCCGAGTGATAGAGCACAGGGTAGACAATGGCCATGTATTCATTGCCAGCGATTGTCATTACTGGCCAGGCGAATCAACTGTAGCTCACAAGGCATTCGTTAAATTGCTAACCGAGTTTAAACCGCTCCAGTTGGTGCTCAATGGGGATGTCTTTGATGGAGCTAGGATCAGCCGACACCCAACGCTGATGAACACCAACCCCCCGACACCCAAGCAAGAGATTGAGGCGTGCCAGGATCGCTTAGATGAGATTGCAAACGCATCCAAAAATGCAACTAAGCTGTGGACATATGGCAACCACGATGTGCGCCTATTTAATTACATTGCAGCTCACGCCCCAGAGCTCTCCGAGTTTAGTGATTTGTTTGCGTACTTCCCTGGGTGGCACACGGGCTGGCGCGTAGACATCAATGGCTCGGTAGTCATAAAACACCGCTGGCACAATGGAGTGCACAGCACCTGGAACAATGCCTTGAAATCAGGCAGGTCAATCGTGACCGGGCACCTACACCAGCTCAAGGTCACGCCGTTCTCAGACTACGATGGGCGCAGGTGGGGCGTGGATTCTGGGACGCTAGCCGAGCCATACGGTGATCAATTTACTTACACCGAGATGAACCCGGTCAACTGGTGCTCTGGGTTTGTCGTGCTCACGTTTGAGAATGGCAAGCTGCTGCCGCCCGAGCTGTGCGAGGTGATCGATGGCGTTGCCTACTTCCGTGGCCAGCGCGTATGAGCCCGTGGCTGATTATTTTTGTGGGCTGCGTCTACGCCTACATAGGATTTGAACAGGGCACCAGGGGCAACCCAGCAATGGCCATTGTGTTTGCCGGTTACGCTTTCAGCAACATTGGTTTATATCTCGCAACGAAAGGATAACGATGCTACCAATCGCAGCTCTACTCTCAATCGGAGAGAAGGTTCTTGACAAGGTTCTGCCAGACCCTGGCGCGAAGGCAGAGGCCCAGGCCAAGCTCATGGAGATGGCACAGAAGGGCCAGCTCGCGGAGCTGGAGTCGCACGTCAAGGAGATGGACTCAGCTCGCAAGCGCGAGATTGAGATTACCACCAGCGCAGCTGCTCCGATGCTTAACAAAATTGTTACACCCATTCTGGCACTAGGCACCGTGGGGCTCACGTTTATTTTGTTTGCCGTGATTATCTTTGTGGACGTTGACGCTAACTCCAAGGACATTCTGATCTATGTCCTGGGCGCACTAACCAGCGCGGTCACAATGGTGCTTGGCTACTACTTTGGATCGAGCGCAGGGAGCAAGGAAAAATCCCAACAGCTCGATGAGATTCTGGAGAAAAAGAAATGAACCTGACGGCCAACTTTACTTTGTCTGAAATGGTTAAGAGCGAAACCGCTCTGCGCCACGACATGGACAACACGCCAGGCGAGGCAGAGATTGCGTCCCTGCGCCTGCTGTGCGAGAAGATACTCCAGCCGGTGCGCGAGCACTATGGCAAGGGTGTCAAGGTCAACTCAGGGTTCAGGCACCCCGAGGTCAACGCCAAGGTGGGTGGCTCCAAGACCTCAGACCATTGCAAGGGCCAAGCAGCTGACATCGAGATACCCGGCATCCCCAACGCAGACCTAGCAATTTGGATCATGGACAACCTGGAGTACACCCAGCTGATACTTGAGTTCTACACGCCTGGTGTACCGGACAGTGGGTGGGTTCACGTTAGCTACGACCCGGCGAACCTAAAAAAACAAAACCTAACGGCTACCAAGAAGGACGGGAAGACGGTCTATCTTCCCGGCCTTGTTGCCTAGTTCTTCTCAGCTGCGGCCATCTCTTTGAGCGGTGTCACAAACTTGGCCAGAGCTGCGGTGAGCTCCATGCGCTGCTCGACTGACAGCTTCTTGAGTGGCTCGGTGTTGGAGTTCCGTAGCTTTTGTAGCCCATCGAGTCTGGCTTGAGCTGATGCCTTACCAGCTTTTGCGACCTTACCAACCAACTCAAGGTACGCTGCAACCCAGCTACCGGCGCTCTCGCAGGGTCTCGGCTCACCACCAGGAATCTGGAGATCCCAGGCAGTCTCGGTGGCCACGGACGGCTCCACCACCTCCACCACCTCTTCCGGTGGCTGATCCAACGATTCGGGTGGTGTTTGTAACTCCTCGGATGGTGTACTGGTGGCGGGAGGAGCAAGAGCATCAAGAGGATTAGAAGGCCGTGGCGGGGTTATGTCTCTCTCTCCTTGGCTCGGGTAGTCCTGTGCCTCTTCAACGGTTATAAGGCCCTTTAAAACGTCTGGGAAGGCATCTCTCAGGGCAAAGCCTCGGGCTCTCATCTGCATCATCCGCTTGGGGTACGCCTGCCAGGGCCCGGTCTTGCCCCAGAGCCCAGCTCGCTTGGCATCCTCGACTGAGAACTTCACAGTCACCGGCGTGCGACCCCGGCGGTGGGCAACGCAGACCGCCACCGGGTTGGGGCTGCCCTCGCCCTCAAAGTATTCCTCGATGTTCTCACACACGGGGCTCGCCTGAACCAGGGCCATAGCTGCGTCACCGTAGACCGATGGCTTGCCATTGATGCAGGCAATGTTCTGGAGTGCCTGGAGCGGGGCCAGGCCCAGCTCACGGCCCCATTGAACAGCCACCAGGACATCCTCGGGTTTGCCCTGGTATGCCTTGGGCACCATCTGGGACTTGGCCAACATATCCGAAAACCTCATGGCCTCATCGAGCGTGACAGGGGCAAAGCCCTGGTTAGATTGAACGACTTGCATTTTCTTCCTCCTCGGTTGCGTAATTATCTAGGGTTGTCAACATTACCGTGACCATTGCATCAACTACATCCATCGCTCGGTCTCGATTCATAAAGCTGCCCGGTGTTCGGTTGGCAGCGTCAAAGCACAGAGCCTGCAACTTGAGAGCTGCTTGCAGGCGTGCGTTCATAAGCTTTTGATCTAACGAGTTCATATTTTGCCCTCCAGTTCATCGTGTTCGTCATCTTTATCGTGAACGAAAATTTTGTCCCACCACTTTCGATTAGGATTGCGTTCTTTTTTCCAATGTTGATTACGCAATACATATGCGTAAAAAACATCACACGCCAACAATTCCTCCTTGCACTTTTGTCGGTGCCAGCAGTTATCGCAAGGTGCTGGATTCCAAAATACATCGTAGTGTTTTGCTAAAATTTTGTTCATTTCCGCGCCTTGATCTTGAGTGTGGACTGACGCGCCACGCGAGCCTCTTTGGCTGGCGTGATACGAGATGGCTGGGCCTCATAGTGGCGCATTGGCCAATAGATCTCATGCTTGCTGGTTTGGCCATGCGTACTCTTGCCCAAAATTTCTTTGAGCTTTTTCTCGGCATCGTCAATGTCTTTCTCAGCTGCATCGATTTTCTTCTTGGCCTCAAGAATGCTGTGCGCCCAGTAATCTTCCTCCTCGCCCAGGTACACCACCTCATCTTCCTCGTTGCCCACCGGGAACATTCGGCTGGCATCAGCTGAATCCTTGGGTGGATACCAATCGATGACCTTGGTCTCGCGGTACTTCTGGAGCTTGCCCTCAAACTCGATCACCGCACGCGAGATCATGGCTAGCGTGGGCTCATGCCTGGCGAACAGGAATATCCGCATCTTCGTTCCCTTATACAACGTACACACAGCCCCCCAGGTGGCACCAAAGCAATCCATCTGTGCCTGGAGCTGCACCGGGCCGCGATAAAGCGGTGGAGCGTCCTCTACGTCAGCTGCGGTCAGCTTGGCCTCCATGATCCCAACGCCATCGAGCTTGATGCTGGGCTGGCCCATGACATAGATGCCCAGGTCTGGATTGCTCTTGATCACCAAACCGCGACCATCAGCTGTGCCATCAAGCGAGCACGCAAGCTTGAGAATCTTGTGGCGGTATGGCTCCGAGTGATCGAGCTCCAGGTTGTCGAGCCCCAACCTCTCAGCTGCGCGAATCAGAATGCGACTCTCAAAATCGTTGCCCCAGCCCATTGCCTCATTGCTGATGTCCTCGCGCTCCAAACCATCGATGGCCCGAATGCAGGTCTGTAGGCTGTCGTTGGGTGTGGAGTAGTCAGAGATGCCCAGAATGGCAGGCAGCATTGATCCGCTGGCCTGATCGTCCGGTGTTACTTTTCCATAAGCTTTCATTTTGCTTTTCCTTTTGATTTGATTAGTCGATAGCTCGCGTAACGCTTGCCGTTTGTGTAAATCATCGTTGTGTGGATGTTGTGGCCAACCTCTCGCAGCTCCGCAATCCTCGCTGCCAGGCGAAAGCATTGGCACCCGGCCAACGCGGCGATTGGCGTAACGTGAGCTCCACGTTGCAGCTCCTCTAAGATCCATGCGTTCTGGTTCATATGGTGAGCCTCTCAGATAAATGCAACGATTAAAAAGAGCGTGGCCAAAGCGACTGCGCCTGCTACCTTGAGCCACATGGGCTCATCAACCTCGGCTGGCTCCACCGGCAACATATCTCGCCAGCTCTTGGCGTGGTTGAGCCTGGGGTCAATCATGGGGTCATACTTTCGTTTCATCTTTACTCTCCTCGGGTTAAGCAGCTAGACGCTGCAATAGGTTTGATACCTGCGATGGTGACCAGGTGGTTCCACCGCGAGGGGTCTGCACGCTCTCAGCCTGGAGCTGCTTGGCAATCGCACGCAGGGATGCCGCACCCATCTTGGCCACAATTGCGCGAACAATCGGTGCCACGGTGGCTGCGTACTCATCAGCTCGGGCGGCGATAACTGCGCCACCAGCTGCTGGGTTGGGTGAGCCCAGCTTCTCGCCACGGGCCTTTTTAGCTGCTAGAGCGTCCTTGGTACGCACGCTGATTAGCCTGCGCTCGAACTCAGCAAAGCCACCAAGCATATTGAGCATCAAGCGGCCAGTAGGTGATTCGTTGATCTCGGGTAGGTCAACAAAGCGCACCTTAATGCCGCTGTTGACGATGTTGAGAATCTTCTCAGCGTCACGGGCCAGGCGATCAAGCTTGGCCACAATTAAAGTGGCTTTGAATTTCTTGCAATCAGCTAAAGCTTTCTTTAGCTCCGGGCGATCATTCTTGGCACCGGACTCAACCTCGATGTAAGACACATCTGGCTCGGCACCGAGGAAGTTTTTAACTGATTCTTGCTGTGCCTCAAGACCAAGGCCAGAGCGGCCCTGGCGGTCTGTGGATACGCGGTAATACGCAATGTGCATGGCGGTCATGGCTTACGCTCCACGACGATTAAATAGAGCTGTGGCCTGCTCAATGGTCATGCCTGTTTCGACATAACGCCATGTCTTGGCAATGCCACCCTTTACATGGCGGCAATAGTTTTCACAGAGCTTCAAAACACAAAAAGTTTCGCCACTCTGAACCAGCGCATATTGAATGCCCCGTTTGTTGGTTTTAACTTGAATCGCTTTCATTTTCAATCTCCATCTGTGGTAGTTGATGGACACAGATATCTGCGCCCAGGTGAGATAAGAACACATGAGATATCTGCTTGTCAACACCCTATTGCAAAAAAGATATCCACAGGTATATCCTTGAGGCTCTTACAGGGGGATATATGGCAACAACAGAGTTTTCTGGTTTCTACTTTCGCCTGCGCCCACAGGCCAGGCACCTGCTGGCAGCTGCTAGCAAGAAGTTAAAGAAGGATCGCACGGCTATCTTGCATGAGCTCATCGAGACCCACCTGGCCGAGCACCTTGAGGTGGGTGACCGGATAGATGCCTTGATGGCCAACATTCCGGTGGTAGACATCCCAGAGGTGAAAGCCTGATGAATGGCCGGGGCAGGCGTAACAAGGGCGCGACAGGCGAGCGAGAGCTAGCTGCGATACTGACTGAGCAGCTGGGGTTTGAGGTTAAGCGCAAGCTTGGCCAGGCGAGAGACGGTGGCCACGACATCGAGATTGGCCGGTTTTGCATTGAGGTGAAGCGCCAGGAACGGTTGGCCATCGAGGATTGGTGCCGCCAGGTGGAATTATCGGTCACCACCAGCGCAGAAATCGATTCTGAGGGGTCTGTTGGCTCGCCTGTGCCTGTGGTGATCTTCAGACGCTCTGGGCAGCCCTGGAGGGCTGTGGTGCCTCTGGATTGGTTCTGTAAGGCCGTGAGGGAGGATCTCAATGCCTAACGAGCTATACCAGCACGTCACCAGGCGGGAAGAGGAACTACTTGGAACCAGGTGGTGCTCGCATTGCAGGCACCGAAGACAAGCAGCGGGGGGAATATGGAAACTGTTGAACCAGGGAAAGAACCGGCGGTGGCAATGTGCGACCTGCGTGGAGAACCAGAGAAGTCGAGCTGTGCCGACTGCAAGAACGTAAGCTTTCGGGGATGGTTTCTGTGGTGTCGGTTCTTTGATAAGCCAACGACCGGGAGGGTCAACGGATGCTCCGCTTACCGCCCAGAGTGATGAGCTACGCTGCCGGTCTTGCGGCTGTGTGCACCCTGATAGTCGGATGGTCAATCTGTCTTACGGTGGCACTACTGGGAATTATTCTGAAAAGTATTACCTCCACGGAGAGGCTGCGTGGGTACTCAAGAGATATCGCACCAAGAAGACCCGCCTGGCTTACCTCGATGCTGTGGAAGAGAAAAGGGGGCGAACCGCCCGAGTGGCGTTACGGGAAGAGATGATGAGGATATGGGAACACAAACAAACACAGCGCAAGTGATTGAGTTCAAGCTGCCCAAGCGGCCCAAGATAATTGAGAAGCAGGCTCCTCCTGACCAACGTAAGTTCGCCGTTGTACCGATGCGAGCTGCGACTGACACGGAGCTCCACGGTTTCTCGGTCAAGGTGCTGGTGCTCTTGTGCTCATATGCCAACAGAGCTGGGATCACCTGGGTTGGCCAGCAGCGTATAGCTGAACACTTGCAGGTATCCAAGCAGCAGGTGGCCAGAGCTATGAAGCAGCTGCGAGACCGTGGCCACATCGAGGTGATGAGCAAGGGATTTCGGGGCGAGCGAGCCAACACGACCAGGGTGATATATGACCCGGAGATCAAGGCAGCAGATGCGATAGCTATCACCAGCGGACAGGAAGACACCAGGCCACCGCACCAGGTCAAGCAAGAGACAGCGCAGGCCACCGAGCCTGAGCCTGAGTTCACAGAGGAACAGATGGCAGCTAACCGAAAGAGACTGCGAGAGATGCTCGGAGGGCTAGCTGGCAGAGATGGATTTCACTACAACAAACCAGAGAAAATAGGAGACATCATGGCAAGGAAACTGAAGGCAAAACCAACACCAAAGACACCTCACATAGACAACACACAGGTTGTCAATGAAGAGGCTTACATAGACAACATCATAGACAACACAGGTGTTGTCCAAACAAAGAAAAACATAGGTTATGAAGAGGTATTAAAGGTATATGAAGATATAAGTAAACATAGGTTTGTTACGACAACACGGATCGATGAGGTTGACCTGCGATGCGCGGCCATCATGTGCGAGGTTGGGGTCAGCCGGGAGAAGTTCATCGAGACCTGCCAGACCATGCCGATCCATCTGCGGTTGTCAGAGGTCTGTGAGCAATTGGCAGGGGAGGCTACAGGATTCTGATGCCTCTAGGACGCGATTACAGACCCGCTGTTGGCTCTGTAGAGGTGAGTGGCTACCCTTGCCTAGGTTGGGTAGCGCAAAGCCTCCTAGAGCCTTCTATGCGATTCTGTCCAAGAGCGAACCAGCGTATGGCATTGGACACCGGTGGGAGGGGTGGCCAGGGCGATTCGGTATGGCCCGGCAGAGGCACCCATGCTCCCCCCCACCCAAGACGTATGTCCGGGGGTGAACCCCTCAAATTTTCCCCATATTTTCATGGCACAGGTTTTTGACTTTACTTGGAGGAGATGTATGACGATGGAAGATATCTTGCGTGACTTTGTGTTGCAATTGCTACGCAGAGGATTTACCGTGGCACAGATTGCAGAGGCTCTGGCCTCTCAGAAGATAGCTCTGATGCAAGCTGACGAATACCTGGCTGCAATCAAAGAATCAGATCAACAACCTTGAGGAGATATATGAAAAAGAAAGAAACCGATTTGATCAGGAAGATGATTCCTAACCCAGAGATATTTGGGGATATAGGCAACCATCAAATCTACATTGAAAGCAGGGACGAGTTTGCGGCTTTAGCCCTAGTAGCTGTTTGGAAGTTGGCGGGAACGATCAACCTTGAAGATACCCAGATTGAGGGTGATGTACACGCTGCTTACGTCATTGCAGACAAAATGATTCAAGAAAGAATACTGAGACAAGGGGAGGGAAAAAATGGCGTATGAACCGAAACCTGGTCAGGGGTCTGCCTGGCCAAACGAGAAGAAAGAAAAAGATTGGCACGCAGACTTTAGTGGAAAGATAGTGCTGCCCGATGGCAAGACCCATTGGCTGGAGGTCAACCCAAAGAACTCGGATGGGAAGACCTGGTACCAGGTCAAGATTGGCAAAGAGGTGGTGTCCAAGGGTGATTCCTACTCCGCAGCTCACAAACCTTTCCCGGCCCAGGACAACCACAACAAAGCCAAGTCCAACGGGTTTGTGGATGCCGATGAAGATATTCCGTTCTGATGGCCAGACCTAAGTCGCGTATATCCGAGCAAGTACCCAGCCTCAAGAACTGGGGCGGGGTGCGCTCGATCTCCAGGCGCATGGAGAGGTCTGCCACGATTACGGAGAACCGAGAGGCCATTGCGTTTTCTTTGCTGTGCATGGCCAACACTAAGATCACAGATATCCTAACGTGGGACGAGGACGGAAATGTCAAGGTTAAATCGGCTAGTCAAATTCCAGACCACGCCTTGCAGGCAATCAAAAATATCAGGGTCAAGCGTGAGAAGGATGGTTCGCAGACGCTGGACGTTGAACTCTACGACAAGGTTGGCGTGCTCCGTTTACTTGCTAAAGCATCTGGATTACTTGATAGCCCGGACGATGGATCAGATAAACCGTCAGTAATCGGAATCAACGTCCAGGCCCCAGAACCCATCGATGTAGAGGTGAAAGATGAAACAAGATTGGATCAATAGCATTGCCCACTTGAACGCCCAAAGCGCCGGTATTTTCTTTCTTTCAATGATGGCCATAGTGGTGATAGTAATCATCATAGATATACGAAAAGAGAATGACAAAAACTAAAGAGCGCAGCCAAAAGCAGATCCCATCTACCGGACTGAATTTAGATTTTTCTAGATCTCCCAGGGTGTGGGAGTTCTTGCAATCTAATGCGTTTGTCCGTGGCCTGATGGGGCCGGTGGGATCGGGTAAGAGCTACGCCTGCGCAGCTGAGATAATGATGCGAGCGGTACAGCAAAAGCCCAGCCCCGTGGATGGCATCAGATATACCCGCTTTGTGATCGTGCGTAACAGCTACCCGGAGTTAAAGACCACCACAATCAAAACCTGGCAAGACCTGTTCCCAGAGAACACCTTTGGCCCGATGCTGTGGACACCGCCCATCACCCACCACATACGGCTCCCATCCAGGGGAGACGCATCCGGTATCGACTGCGAGGTAATCTTCCTGGCCCTAGACCAGCCAAAGGATGTCCGTAAGCTCCTCTCCCTTGAGCTCACGGGTGCGTGGGTCAACGAGGCCCGAGAGCTGCCCAAGGCGGTGATTGATGGGCTCACTCACCGGGTTGGCCGATACCCCACCAAGCGAGACGGTGGTGCCACCTGGCACGGCATCTGGCTAGACACGAACCCGATGGATGATGACCATTGGTACTTCAGGATGGCCGAGAAAGAAAAGATGACCGGCGCATATGCGTGGAAGTTTTACAGACAGCCCGGCGGGGTTATTGAAGTGGACTTCACTAACCTGCCAGAGAACCCAGAGGCCAACGATCACATCTTCTCTTCTGGCCGGTGGTGGAAGTTAAACCCAAACGCCGAGAACGTGTCGAACCTGCCGCCTGGCTACTACCAGCAAATGCTGCTGGGTAAGAACCTGGATTGGATTCGCTGCTACGCCGAGGGCAAGTACACCTACGTCCAAGAGGGCAAGCCCGTCTGGTCTGAGTACGATGACAACCTAATGAGCGGAGAGGTGGACTACGATCCAAGCATACCGCTACAGGTGGGCCTAGACTTTGGTCTTACGCCAGCTGCGGTCATAGGTCAGCGACTCGCTAACGGGCGTTGGATAGTTCTGCATGAGATTGTGACTTTTGATATGGGCCTTGAGCGTTTCGGCCAGCAGCTCCTGGCTGAGCTGAATGCGCGGTTTCCAAAAGCGCAGCTCATGGTCTGGGGTGACCCCGCCGGTATGCAGCGGGACGCGATCTACGAGGTCACCGCTTTTGACCACCTGAGAACCCTGGGGCTGCGAGCTCAACCCACGCCATCTAACGACTTCAAGGTCAGGCGTGAGGCAGGTGCCGCCCCGATGCAAAGGCTCATAAACGGAAAGCCTGGATTGATTGTCAATACGCAATGCAAGCTCCTCCGAAAATCGTTAGCCGGTGGATATCATTTTAAACGGGTATCCGTTGGGGCTGGCCAGGAAAGATTCAGAGATACCCCAAATAAAAACGAACACTCCCACGTTGGTGACGCATTTGGATATCTATTGCTAGGCGGCGGGGAACACAGGCGCATGACCAAGAGCGCTCTTTCCCAAAACACACAGATAGCTCAAACGGTGGTCAATGCCGACTTTGATGTCTTTACAACTCGCTGAGAAACTCAACGAGCAGCGCAGAAGACCCGGCATTTTCTTTATGCCGTTTCACAAGAACCACGCCACTCGGATAGATATCAAATCCGAGGAGGTGCTGGTTGTGGCCAACCGAGACGAGGCCATCGAGGTCTTTGATCAACAGGAACAGATGGGCGCAGCTGTTACCGCTTTCGTCTACAACGAACCAGCAGCTATCTTTGGTTTCGTTTCAATCTGGAAGGGCGTTGCAGAGGCGTGGCTAGTAGCAGATGACGTTGCTAGAACCATGCCGGTCACGTTTACCAAGACAGCAAACCTGGTTTTAGATATCTCTGCGATATCTATGGGATTGCATAGAACTCAGATAACCGTTAGATCTACGGATACACGGGCGTACAAATGGGCATCAGCGGTTGGATTCAGGCAAGAGTGTCTGATGCAAAAGTACGGAACTGATGGTGTGGATTACTTTTTAATGGCGAGGTGTAAGCATGAGCGGAATGTTTAGTAAGCCAGACACCAGCGCACAAGAGCGTGCAATTGCAGAGACCAAGAAGGAAAACGAGCGTCTCAAGTTGCAGGCCGAGGAAGAGCGCAGGGAGCTGGCAGAGCAGGCCACGGCAAAGCGAAGAAGTAGGCTGGCCGGTGGATCGCGGATGTTGTTATCGAGCGCGAGGCTTAATGCCGAGCAGGGAATTCAAACCCTTGGGTCATCTGATATGGAGGCAACTTAATCATGGGTGGAACAGTTAGAAAACTTACAGGCGAAGACGAAAAGCGTAAGGCAGAAGAAGCTGCACGCAAAGCAGAGGCCGACAGAGTAAAAATGGCAAACGAGCGAAACGAGCAAATGAGGTCTGCTGGAGAATCTCAAGCATCATCTCGCCGGGCTCGCCGCCGTGGTGGTTTACTTGAAACCGCTAGCGTAATTGGTGGAGAGCAAACGCTTGGTAGCGGCACAAACCTTTAAGGATCATCATGGAAAAAAAAGACAAGATGCAAAAGAAGGTGGCCAAGGTAATGCGCGAGTACAAGGCTGGAACTTTGCATTCAGGTAAGGGTGGCCCGGTAGTTAAAAGCCAAAAGCAAGCGGTGGCAATTGCCATGTCTCAGGCAGGGATGGCCAAGAAATGAAGCCCGGACTCTATGCCAACATCCATAAAAAACGTGAGCGGATAGCCGAGGGCTCTGGCGAAAAGATGCGTAAGCCTGGCGCACCAGGCGCACCAACTGCCGATGCATTTAAGAAGGCAGCTAAAACCGCAATGAAGCCCAAAAAATAATGGCAATTATTGTTCAGCGAGAATCTGACAATACAAAGTCAATATTTGTTACGTCAACATTTATTGATAAAGATGGCAATCAAACTGTTGCTGGGTCAGAAAAGCCATTTGTAATTGCTGACATTAACCATGTCAGGTTGCACGAAGGCCGAGCCTTTTATGCTTATTACTTAAATGGCGATGCAAATCAACTGGCTGACAATGCGTCTATTGACATTGCTGTTGCCTGGGCTGCTGGCAAATATCCTCACCTAGTATTTGATGTTAACTGTGGTGGGGATGCGGAATTTACTATTTTTGAAAACGCAACGGTAACTGGTGGCACATCATTTA